AACCTACGCTAGAGGCTCTTAACAATAAGAGGGGTGTAAAAGTATGTGAGAAGAAGTTGGGACTAACTGAGGACTTAGAACCCTGTGACTTCTTCGATAAGAGAGTATGGTTTAGAGGTATAGCTGATCTAATAATAGTTGATATATTGGCAGGAGTAGCTTGGGTGATTGACTACAAAACAGGCAAATCCGCACGATATGCAGATAAAGGGCAGCTAGAACTTATGGCTCTCTCGGTGTTTAAACACTATCCACAAGTGACAAAGGTAAAAGCGGGTTTACTTTTTGTAATTGCAGGGAGCCTAATAAAAGAAACTTATGAAATTGACTCTGAGTCAATTCTTTGGGAGAAATGGTTAGCAAAGTATGCTAAGATGAAGGTAGCGTTTGACAAAGAAGTGTGGAATCCCCGTCCTTCTGGTTTGTGCAAGCGTCATTGTCCAGTGATGGAGTGTCCTCATAATGGGAGTAACTAATGGCCTATAAGAATAAACCTAGACCTTATAAAAAAGAGTACAAACAGCAGAAAGCTAGAGGCGAACACGCTGATCGTATGGAGAGACAACGCGCTCGTAGAAAAATGGATAAGAAAAAAGTTGACAGGAAGGGTAAAGACGTTGCACATAAAAAGGCATTGAGTAGAGGTGGGTCAAATAAAGATGGCGTAAAGCTACAAAGCCCATCAAAGAACAGAGCAGCAGGCGGAAGAATGAGTAAACCGTCACGCAAAAAGAAGTAGCTACAAGCTACCACGGAGAACAATATGAGAATAATAGAGGATAAAGCGTTACTGCTTAAAGTCCGTAATCCTAAACAAATTACGACTATTATCCCAAAAAGCAAGGAGTTGTCTATGAATAAAGTTCTAGTTAACTGGGGTATATTCGAAGCCCTAAAACTAAAAAGTTTAAATATAAACGTGCCGTCACCTATTACTAAACGTTATAGCTGGCCGGGACAGTACAAGCCGTTTGAACATCAAAAAGACACGGCATCATTTCTCACTATGAATAAAAAAGCCTTTTGTTTTAACGAACAAGGCACGGGGAAGACAGCGTCCTCGATATGGGCTGCTGACTATTTAATGCAACAGGGAAAAGTAAACAGAGTTCTCGTTGTATGCCCTCTATCAATTATGGACAGTGCATGGAGAAATGATTTGTTTTCTTTTGCTATGCACCGAACAGTTGACGTTGCCTATGGACCTAAAGAAAGGCGGCAAAAGATTATCAACAGCGGTGCAGAGTTTATAATTATAAACTACGATGGTGTAGAGATTGTAAAAGACGATATATCCAACGGTGGATTTGATTTGTTTATTGTAGACGAAGCCACTCACTATAAAAATGTACAGACAAAAAGATGGAAGACGCTCAATAAGATCATAGGAGAAGATGATTGGTTGTGGATGATGACTGGCACACCTGCAGCTCAAAGCCCCTTGGATGCCTATGGTCTGGCTAAAATGGTTAACCCCCTATCTGTACCTAGATTTTTCGGCTCTTGGCGTGATATGGTAATGTGGAAAATAACGCAGTTTAAGTATAAGCCAAAAGAAACGTCCAAAGACACTGTATTTAAAGCACTACAACCCGCGATACGCTTTACAAAAGAAGAATGTTTAGACCTACCTGATATGGTCTATACAAAGCGTATTGTTGAAATGACCTCACAACAAAAGAAATATTACGAAACATTACGTAAACAGATGGTCATGCAAGTGGTTGGAGAGGACGTTACTGCAGCCAACGCTGCTATAAGTTTAAACAAACTACTACAAATAAGTGCAGGGGCTATATACACGGATGATGGCGATACAATACAATTTGATATTAAGAACAGATATCAAGTTTTAAGAGAAGTCATAGACGAAAGTAGTCAGAAAGTTTTGGTGTTTGTACCGTTTAAGCATACGATTGATATGCTATCGGAGAGGCTCCTCCGGGACGGAGTTACGTCTGAGGTCATACGAGGAGATGTTTCTGCGCCTAGACGTACTGACATATTCCAGCGCTTTCAGTCAGACCCTGATCCTCGTGTCTTGATAATACAACCACAAGCTGCTGCTCACGGTGTTACGCTTACCGCTGCTAACACTGTTGTATGGTGGGGACCGACTTCATCATTAGAAACATATGCACAGGCAAACGCACGAGTGCATAGGTCAGGGCAAACTCACAAGTGTACCGTTATACAGATAGCGGGATCAAATGCTGAAAAACGTATTTACCGTCTTTTAGATGATCGTATTAATATACACACAGAAATGATAAATTTATACAAAGAAATACTTGACTAAGTATTATAAGTTACTATATGTCAGAAAAGTGACTATAAGTGGAGAACAAATAATGACTATTAGTGTTGATAAATTACTGAAGACCTACATAAAAATTAGAGGCAAAAGGTCTGAGTTGTCTGCAGAGTTCAAAGAAGCAGACGAAAAGTTGTTAAAACAGCAAGACAAATTAAAAGCTGCTATGTTGGATTATTGCAAAGAGCAAGGGGTAGACAGTGTTAAGACTACCAGTGGTATGTTCTACCGCACTGTCAAACAGCGCGTTTGGACTAATGATTGGGAAGCTATGTTTGAATTTGTAAAGAAACATAATGTTCTCGAATTTTTTGAAAAGCGCCTTAATCAAACCAACGTAAAGCAGTTTCTAGAAGAGAACCCTGATCTTCAACCTGTGGGTCTGAATGTGGACAGTGAGTACGTTGTTTCTGTGAGGAAAAACAAATGATCGATTTTAATTATAGTGCTGCACCGAAAGGTATTGAAGATACTCCATATGTAAATATTAATAAGGTAGCAGATTACTTCCAAGTGTCCGTATCTACTGTTCGGAAGTGGGTGAACAACGATTATATACCTGACGATACCTATATAAAGGTAGGTGAGGTATATCGTTTTCGTCTAAACGATGTGGAATCAGCATTGTCAGAAGTGACTAAATCAGGACAAGCTGAGTAATGTCAGATACAGCGTTTAACAATATAACTCTTGGTCCTTCCTTTTTTAAAATCCAAAGGGCTATCGATGGTAAGCAAGAGCGCAGGTCTGCAGATCCGTTGAACGTGGTTATTGTAAACGCTGCTAAGTTGGCTCGTACCTATTATGAGGCAGAGTACGATCCGACAAGTCCATCTGCTCCTACATGTTGGTCGTCAGACACCGTAGTACCTTCTCCTGATGTACCGTTAAGACAACGGCAAGCTAACAGGTGCATGAGTTGTGAGCAAAACATCAAGGGTTCGAGCAAGGGGGGTGGCCGAGCTTGTAGGTACTCTCAACGTTTGGCTATCATACTTGAGGAGCAGATGGACACTATCTACCAACTTCGCATACCTGCAACATCTATATTTGGAAAAGCGAAAGATGGTAACATGCCTATGCAAGCTTATGCAAAGTACCTTCATGGGCATAAGACGAGTTCTATTTCGGTGGTAACGCAAGTTAGTTTTGATGCTAACAGCGACATCCCTAAACTATTTTTTAAAGCTTTGCGTCCGCTCAACGATAAAGAGCAACAAGTGGCTTTAAAACAGAAGAGTAGCCCTGCCGCAAGCATGGCTGCATTGCAGACTGTGGTTGTCCCAGAAAAGACTTCCATAGATAAATCACCGTTCGAAGTAGTGGACGGGTTCAAATATAAGGAGAACGATAATGGCGGAAGCCAATATACATTTGATTGAGAGAGTTGAAGCCCTGTATCCAAAGTTGGATCAAACTTACAGGTATGATAATTCTATTCCACCTAACGGTAAGACAGTGCCTTGTGGACCTACTGAAGAAAACGCCAAGTACGAGATGGACTTTAAGATGACAGAAGGTCAGGCTAAAGAGCTATACAAACATATGGCGGCTGCTTATAAAGCTGAAGCGGCTAAGAATTGGCCTGCTATGCCGAAACCTGTAGAGGTTTTTGATAAAGATGACGAAGGTAACTTTATCGGTTCGGTGCAACTAAGAGGGCAGTTCAAAGGTAAAGTCACTGACCCACCGTTAATTGTGGACTCAAATAACAAGAAGTTACCACCTGAGTTTAGACTTACGACTGGTAGCCTCGTAAACTTGGGGGTAAACTTAGTCCCCTACAACATGAGTACTTGTGGTGTGTCTCTACGCATAAAAGCCGTGCAGGTAATTAAACTTGTCGAGAAAAAACAACATTCTCCTTTTGCTGCGGTTGACGATGGTTGGGTTATAGATGACGAAGATGATCCATCCACAGTATTTTTAAGTACAGCAGATACTGCTCCTGTCGAAGAGGACGAAGTACCTGCACCGAAAAAGGTCTCCAAAAAAGCAGAGGGCGCTGCTCCGCCACCTGACGAAGACCTTGCGTCTATTGTTGATGATTGGGACGACTAACCCCATTGGGAAGCATTAACAATAGTCATTGTCGTGGTGGGGCTTCCATACTTCTCCGCCTCGCCACGACATATTTTGGAGCAGCATTATGGAAACAACAGAATTTTTACAGGGGGTACTAAGTAGTAACGGAAACTACTGCGTATTCGCTGCGAGAGCGAAAGATAGTATACGGATACAGAAGTTCTACGATACCATAGAGGAAGTAGAACAAGCGGCTTATAAATATAATAACGATGGCCTAGACGTATACTTTGCGC